TTATCACGGGACCATCGTAGTTTATACCGTTGTGGAATACCCAACGGTCTACTGTCTTTGCGTACTCAATGAAGGTTTCGTAACCAGAGGTAATGTCCCACGTTTTGTAAGACTTCTCCCCTAGTTCCTTGTTGACTACACACCACAGATTGTCTGGGTCTAGGCCATCTGTTTCGCAATCAGAGACTACTGTTAACATTGTTACTCCTCTTCAACCTCAGGGCCACCCCAGTTTACATGTTTAAAATCCTCGAAAGTAAACAAGTGCCAACCAACACAGAAACGAAGAGGTTCATCAGGCACTGCTAGATACTTAAACTTAGGGTCGTCAGGCTTAGTCTTCTTACCGGGGTGGTGCACAGGGTTCTCCTGTATCTCATCAAACTGGACAAGGTACATACCGTTGCCTGCTTCTTCAACTATAGCTCTGCAACCACAAAGCCTCATGTCGTATCCTGTGTATAGCGCGTGTCCTTGTCTCACCTGTTACTCCTTAAGTTAAAAACATTACGGTAACACCAACACCAAGCATCGTGCCAACTAACACCCCAAACAAGAAGTGCCAGCCACCGGGCTGTGTATCCTTGTCTTCCTCTTCATACTCAGCTAGCATTAAGCCCCCTGCCTGTATTCTTTGACGCCAAGTTATACTCTCTCCGCACCTAGAACACCTATCAACATTGTCTTTATATGGATAGTTTTCTTCCATTTAGAACTCTTTCTCTCCTAATGTAAAGCTTGAGGGATCGAACTCAAGCATACCGCCAAAGCCTGTTGGCCCAACGGGTCGGTTCTTATCGACGATAAGACTTGTAGTGTTACGAGTATCCTCGTCAGTAGCCAGAGTATCCCGGCTCAACTTGACGACTACACTGGCACGCTTACCAATCATACGGCAGTCCCGTATCTGTCCGTCGTCATTCTCGTGAGCAATAGACACGATACCTACACCTAACTCAGTAGCTAGACGTGCTAGTTTAGTAGAGAGTTCACTTAGGAAACCCTCGATGCTTGAGTCATTCTGCCGTGAGTATGCTAGGTCCTGGATAGGCTCAAAGAACACGTACCGGCAGCCACATACCTCAGCGAAGTACCTAATCTGCTCAAGGATAGACATGGGGTCGTCGTCTACACTAAGTGTAAACTGATAGAAGTTCTCACGATCAGTAAACTCTTTGATAGATTGGAGTACTTCATCCTCCGAGGTACCCTTGTAGCTAGGTAGGTACACAATCTCCTCATCACCGTTGTCGTTAGTGATAGTCTTAGTGTCTTGTAAGGTAACATCTTTGTTAAGGAAGTATGATGCAAGACCTAATAGGCTACGCTTCTTTGTTTCCTCAAGGTGCATAGTAGCGATAGGGATAGTAGGGTGGTTAGCTAGGAGGTTATACTCCAGCTTACGCATCAGTTCCGTTTTTCCGACGCCTTCTGGGGCTGTGAATACAGTGAAGTGACCCTGCATAAGTCCAAGCAACCTCGTGTCAAGGTCTTTGATACCAGTGGGGATGTACATAGAACCCTTGTCATCACGGATGATCTGCTCAAACTGCTCAGTGGTGTTGAACACGTTGTCAGGTACATACTTCTGGCGGTTGATCCAAGCATACTTGAAGTCTGAACCTTGACCAGCCTGTAGGTACGCCGAGGCATCCTTGTGTGTGGACATGTTGACACGGTAGCATCGACCTGGGAATGCACGTTGCAGAATCTCAGCACTCTTATTACCTGCTTCATCGTTGTCAGTAGCGAGGATAATAACAGAGAAAGCTTTGATGTAGTTGTATGCTTCTTTGTTCTGCAGTACAGACTTAACTGAGCCAGCAGAGGGGAGAGATACAACAGGGAATGTCTTACCCAACAGTTGGTAAGCAGCTAGAGCATCTTCCTCACCCTCGGTAATCGTTAGATACTTAGAGCTACCTGCGTTGAACTTGTCCATACCAAAGAGGTGATCGTTGGTAAACCCATAGTTCTTAGAGAAGTCTTTTGGTAAGATACGTGTCTTGGGTCGGTGTGGGTAAGGGTATACACGGGTAACAGGGTCACCACTCTCAGACATACCTGTCTGCACACCGTAGAACTTCTCTACGTCACCGTCTACACCTCGCATCGGGTGGTACTTAAGTGTTAGGTCCGTTGTCATAGGGCTTGGTTCCTTTCGTTGAACTTGTTTCTCTTGAGTAGCTTCACCATGTGAAGCCTTATCACAGGAGTGACAGTAACCTGAGCCGTTAGCCCACACTGAGTAGCTACCACCAGCCCCACACTCGGGGCAGGTACGGTGTGTCTTAATAGGGGGTGTACTCCGATTCATGTTAATCCTCTAGTCCTACTCAAAGTAACCACAGCATCGTAGATATCCTTTCGGATATACTCTACTTCATCGAAGCACATCGTGATCTCATCAGACGCATCGGCAGCATACCATAGTCGTCCGTCACCATTGGGCCAAGCGAATAATCTATCAGGTGCATCACTCATTGTTGTCTGCCTCCGATTCTTTGAAGGCACTGTGTGCGCGACGAGTTGTATACTCTGCTTTCTTGCGGGCGTTCCACCCTGCGTTGAAGGTGTCTTCATGTTCCTCATTGATCTGTGTAAAGTCTCTTTGCCAGAAAATTAAACCCAATCCATTCCTAATATACTCCTTATATGCTTCATGCCTTACATCATTCATCTTGTATAATCCAATCCATTTCTAACCAGTTAGTATCCACAGGCATGAGAGATACCTTGCCACCGTGCATCCTCTGCAAACTTGCAAACACAGGGGCATTACTCATCTTCAAACCGTACCTGTCTTTAGAGCAACGGTATACTGAGCCTGATGACCCATAGAAGAACCAGTCTTCACCGGAGTCATCGACCCTCACAATACCGCTGTTGATACGCCAGCTATCACCGTAGAGGTAGCCTCCCATCCAACCTCCGAGTACTCTATAATGGGGGTCGTCCCCTGTTATCTTAATAACAACCCAGTTACTTGGTGTATATTCAGTCATTTCTTTCTCCTTGTAATCTTACTAGTTCTAGCTTACCAGCTGGTGTTAGATATGCAAAACCTACGAGCCACCCTGTTAAACCTTTACGTGATAACTCGTAGTACTGAGGGTAGTACTTTTTGTGATCGCCTCTTAGCTGTGAAGCGAGGAGCAACAACCTCTTCTTCCTAAGGTCAGTCATCTATTCCTCCTTTGTGATAGTGCAGTAGCTGCACCTTTAAGTGTATGAGCTAGGTAAGGGTTAAGACTTGCGATGCTCTTGTGTCCACTCACGTTCATGATACCAACAGCATCTACTCCTGCCTCTACAAGTTCTACAATTGCGCTTTTTCTAAGTAACCCTAGCTGTAGCTCAGGGTGTAGCCCAGCTTCGTCCTTGAGAGCATTAAACCTAGTGTTCATCTCTGACCTACTCATCACATGGTACACTGAGCCTCTTGGTTTCTGGTGTGGTACAACGTAAGGCTGGAAGCCCCATGCTTCCTGTTGCTCCAACAGTAAGCTACGTAGTGGCTCCTCTATAGGGAGCTGGACAGTAGCACCACGCTTAGTCTGTCGTATGGTAAGACAGTTAGTATCAAAGTTTAGCTGCTCCCATGTAAGACGAGAGATATCTACTGGTCTCTGTGCATACTCATAGCACATGTGAGCGAGCAGAGTGATGTTCCTTAGGGGGAACCCTTGGTACCCTACCTCAAGCAACTTCTCTACCTCTCCTTGCGTCCATATGCGAGTGTCAGGTTCATGCTTTAGCTTGCGTACTTTAGCCATTGGGTTATTAACGAGTAGCTCGATGCTTACTGCGTAGTTCAATAGCACTGACAAGATACGGGCCTTAGTGTTGGACAGTGACACAGAACCATCGGTGGTCCACTTGGTATACAGGGTACGACATAACTTAGCGTTAACTTCTGTTACCTTAGTGTCTCCAAAGGTATTACTATTTACTGGGGTAGCTAGACACTGCCCTAACACAGACTCATATTGTTTCTGAGAGGAACCAGCCAGCTGTCTGAAGTAGTCAGTTCGCATGTAGTGGTTCATCAGGTGTATCATCAAGGAGTGAGTACCTATTGTACCTTCCTTGATGGTACCGTTGCGGTATAGCTCGACAAGGCGTACCAACTTTGGTATCTCAAAGCGAGCTACACGGCCATCGTCAAACGTCTGTGTCTTCGCTACACCAGCGGCGGATACATCCTTTGGGCAGATGAACCTCCATACTTTCTTGCCGTACACTATGTCTTGTCTTGTATACTTCATGTCACCTCTGTGCCTCATTCATTGGTCTGTGTCTCCTGTGAGAGCGCAAGCTATTTCTTCAGCCATATAATCCGTCAATAAATATTCCTCTGCGGCGGAGTATCCGGCTAGGGCAAGGTTTATTGCTATCCGCTCCGCCACCCGCGTTGTTACGGTCGCCACGGTGTCGGATGGGTAACGTTTGTTTGTGCCGTGCTCTTCACTGTCCAGAAAATAGATTATGTCGTTGATAAACAT